AGTTGAGTAGGGCGTCAGAGATTGCGTCGGTGTAGGTGGTGAGCGTGTGACGGTAGAAAGTCTGGTTCTCGTCTGAAAGGTTGCTGTAGGTATCCGAACCGCCAGGCGTAGAGGTCAGAAGCAGACGAGCTGGGATACCCATTAGACGCGCGATTGCCTGAACGGCCTGAGTCTGAACATCGGTGAACAGTGCGTCCTTTGGAGACAACTGGACGATTTCGTATGAGTCGCCCGAACCTAGAACGGCAGTCTGGCGGTTCTGCTGCTTGTTGTGCCAGTTAGCGGTCATGGTTGCCGCTTCTTCTTTAGTGATGATTCGGTTTGACTTGATAATGCCGGTCGGGACGCCTGCTGATGAGAACCAGTTGGCTGCGTAGTCGCGTAGATCAAGAGCAGCTGCGATGTCCTTGTAGCAAGCGGCGATAGGTGAGAGACCGCGTAGGTCGCCGACCTTTGAGAACAAGCGTAGGTGTTCTACTCGCCCGCTGATGTTTGTGCCGGCGTAGTCGTAGACCTTAGCGGTCTTGGCTTCGTTCCAGGTGACCGAAACTGATGAGGCTGGCAAGATAGTCAAGTTGTTGACGTTGCCTCGGCTGTCGAACTCCTTGTACCAGAACGCGTTGCCGTCGGTGGCTAGTGATACGACGGTCTGGAAGAAGAAGTCGCGGCGGCTGTCGTAAAGTGACGGCTTGTTGACGAGTAGCGGGTTTTCGATTTTTAGGTCGCCGACGCCTGACGCGTAGCGGTAAGTCTCCACGGTCATCTTTGAGATTGGGGTGGCGATAATCTGACAAGCGCGGTAAACGGCTGTTAGAGATAGCGCGGTGTCGGCGGTCACGACGGTAGCCGAACGGGTCGGAATAGTCGGTTGTGCCGCTCGCTTTTCGGTCTTGCCGGTTATGCGTGTCCATAATGAAGCCATGTCTCTAGCATACTAACAACTTATTTAGAACACTTGAACGCCGGCGTGTTGCGAACGCGACGAAACATAGAGAGCCATGACCGTTGCCATGAGTGCGTCAATCTCTCCGCGGGATTCTTTGCGAGAGATTAGCCAGGTTTCCCCAGTGTATTTGGTGACGCCGTTGCCCATTTGGGCGACCAATAGCGGGTCGTTGTTGTGTCGAACAAGTCCTTGGGCAAACATGGCGTAGACGGCTGAGTGTGACGCGGAGACTTCTTTGCCCCAGAGTTGCCAGACTGGCAGAGCAGCTTGTTTCAATCGTTTGCCCAGGTTGCTTAGAACCTTGTCGTCCAGGGTGATTGCTCGTGCCCCGTATTGGATCGCGAGACGCTTCATTTCCTCGAATAACAAGTCCTCGGTCGGGTTGTTGTAAGACGCGACAAGTTCGGTCTCCTGAACGTCCCCGTTTGTGTTGGCGATAGCGATTACTGCCGAAGTCCAGTTCGGTGCGATGTCCACGGCAAAGACTGCGCCGTTTAGGTTGGTCACGCCTGAGCCCGTACACGCTCGGAATAGTTGGTTTGGTAGCCAGGATGATGAAGTGCCGGTGATGAACTGGTTTAGGGTGTAGCGGCGGACTTCGTGCTCGGGCTGGGTCTGAATGTCCGACAAAACTAGGTCGATGTCTACGCGACCGCAGGCAACGGCGGGATTGGCGGCCATGATTGCGCTTGGGTCGTTGATAGGTGCGTTCGCTGGTGCTTCCCAGATGAAAGCCCCAAAACGTTCCAAAGACGGGTCGCCAGCAATAGCCTTTTCGGCGGTCTTATACAGGTTGATGAGCGTTGTTGAGTCTTGGTCTCCAGCGGTCGTAATCATAATCACGGTCGCGTCTTTCTGCGCCATGGCTCCCTTAGTAGCTGCTGTCCAGATACCCGCTTTAGCCAGGTGACCCTCGTCGAGGATTACACGCTTGACCGGCTTACCCTGTAGGGCGGCTTCTTTAGCCGGGCTGACCTTGTAAGTTCCCGTGCCGTCCTGCTTGGCGATACCTCGGGTCTCGGTGGTGCGCTTGAAACGTTTCTTTAGCCAGCCGTTGACGTCAATGACGTGCTTGACGCGGTTATAGATAATCGTGGCCTGATCTAGTGACGACGCGATAGAGAGAACGTCGCCTAAATGGAATGTCATGGCGTCTAGTGCGAGACCACCACCGATAACAGACTTACCGTTCTGTCGACCCATAGAGCAGACGATTTGGCGGTAGCGGAGTTGTCCAGGGTATTTCGGGTGGTCGGCTGGGTAGCGTTCCAACATTCGACGCAACAGCCAACGCTGCCACTCGTCCAACTCGATTGGCTTGTCGGTCTCCGGCGTAACCCAGCAGAGACTCATGAGTTCAATGAGCCTATCCCCGTCGGTTTCAAAGTTCTCCGATAGGGGTTGCGTGTAGCGTGCCGGTAGTTGAAGCATTAGCGGGTCAGAATCTCCGAAAGCGGGTCATACTCAACCGTGGCACCCTTGAGAGACCGCTGGAGTTCCAGAACAGTCTTGCGGAGTTCCGCAGCTGTAGAAGTGTTAGCGGTGTCGTCAAAAGAAGCCGCCAGACGAGAACCAGACTTTCTACCGTCACACGCTCACCAACTACACCGACGCAATCTCTGACGCCCTAAGCAACTGCCTACCGCGCGGAACCCGAGTCGACTTCAACTTCGAGTCACTATTCAAGGCTGACATCGCGGAACGCTACGCTTACTACAAGACCGGCGTTGACGGCGGTTGGCTAACAACCGAAGAAGTAAGAACTAAGGAAGGACTGTAATGTCTGAAATCGAAACACGTTCTTTTGAAGTTCGCCTGGCGGACACCGAGGAGCGCACAATCACCGGTCTAGCCGTTCCATACGGACAGGAAGCCAACATTGGCGGACAGTACAAGGAACGCTTTGAAGCGGGAGCAATCGACAGCGTCGAGGACGTCAAGTTGTTCTACGCTCACGAGGAACCAATCGGTAAGGTCATTTCTGGCCGCGACACCGACGGCGGCTACGAGATTACCGCCAAAATCTCACAGACTCCACGCGGGGAAGAAGTTCTAACCCTTATGCGTGACGGCGTCTTGAACAAGTTTTCGGTTGGGTTCGTCCCGGTCGAAGACCGTTGGGAAAACAACAACTCAACGGTAACTCGCACCAAGGTATCTCTAAAAGAGGTTTCCGTGGTTGCGTTTCCTGCCTTTACCGGCGCAACAATCAGCGAAGTTCGTAACGAGGTCGAAGAAATCGACGCACCGGACGAAACTCAAAACATCGAAAGAGAACTAATGTCAGAAAGCATTGAACTAGACGTTCGCACCGCTTTGGACGAGGTCGCAGAACTGCGCCGCGATCTAGAGGCAGTAAAGACCGTTCAGACTGTATCACCAGCCGTTCCAGCGTTCCGCTCACAGGGCGAGTTCGCTAAGGCTCTAGTAGCAGGCGAAGAAGAAGCAAAGGTTCTAGCGCGTGCCGCTTCAACCTCAGCAGACACCTACGCTGCTCCTGGCTTCATCGGCTTCATCAACAACCTAATCAACGCTAACCGTCCGTCATGGAACGTATGGTCAAGCACCGCTCTACCAGCTGCGGGTATGACCGTAGAGTACGCAACCGTATCGGCTAACACCCTAGCCGTTGGCGAGCAGGACCCAGAGAACGAGGCGTTGTCATTCGGTAACCTCTCAATCGACAGCGTCTCAGCAAACGTCAAGACCTACGGTGGCTACACCACCATGTCACGCCAGACCATTGAGCGTTCAAGCGTCAACTACCTAGACACCGCGTTCCAGGCACTTGCTATCGCCTACTCAAACGCAACCAACACCGCAGCCAAGGCAGCAATCGCCGCTCTTGACTTCACCGGCAAGGTTATGGATCTAGACGGTGGCACCGCTGCTTCAGTCATCGAGGGTCTAATCGACGGCATCAAGTACATCAAGACCAACTCTGGTCTAAACGCTGAGTTCATCCTTTGCTCGGCTGACTCATACAAGTACTTCATGAAGATTGCTGACTCAGCAGGTCGCCCAATCGTTGACATCAACCGTGACGGCCAGAACACCATTGGACGCGCAAACAACGACCTAACCGGTTCAATCTGGGGTCTCCCAGTTGTAGTTGACCCGTCACTAGGCACCGGACTTGCTTACCTAGCCAACAGCAACGCTCTACGCGTTCTAGAGGCACCAGGTGCTCCAGTACGTCTAACCGACGGCGACGTAACCACCTTGACCGACTCAATCTCGGTTTACGGTTACGCGGCAATCACCGTGCCATTCGCTTCGGCAATCGTCAAGCTAGACATCACCGCTTAGTAGACGAATCATGTCTGTTACGTTGGGAGAGTTCCAAGCATACGTCGGCACCGATGAGACTGACTTCCCCCAGGAGTGTCTTACCGCTGGCCTTGCTTTGGTCGAGAGTTACATCGGGGCGGTCACAACCGTGCCGGTCGCAATCAAAGACCAGGCGACGCTTATCACGTCGTCGGAACTCTTCCACCGTCGCAGCGCACCTAACGGCGTAGCGCAGTTCGCGTCATTCGACGGCAACCCTGTCCGAGTGGCTAAAGACCCGCTAAACGCCGTTTACCCGTTATTGCTTCGTTATGTTGGAGCGGCCGTCTAATGACTAACGAGATTACGCTTTCAAAGGTCGAACTAAAACTTGATCTAGAGGCGGCTGGGCTAAAGGTTTCGGACTATGTTCCAGAACGCATTACCCCGCCAATCGTTATCATCAACGCTCGCACCCCATACCTGGCAGTGTCAGACCTAGCCAACGAGTATTACCTAAACGTCGAACTTGTCCTGATAGCAGCTACGGCTACTAACAAGCAGTCGACGGAAAAACTAGACGAACTACTCGCTGACGTTGTAAACGCTCTCCCGCCATACGCAAGAATGTTGCCGACGGGTGCGCCATACAACCTACAAACTAACAACGCCGAGTATCTAGCGATCAACGTGCCGCTAGAACTTGAAATAACAATCTAAGAAAGGGCAGTCGAAATGGCCGCTTCAACCCGCGTCAAGGCGCAAAACATCCTATTCAAAATCGGTTCGACCGACTATGCTTGCGACGCAACTATGGTTGAACTGACCCTAGACGACGCTCCTGGCGACGTTCAGACCTTCTGCGAGGTTCGCGTTGGTGGCGAGTGGAAGTTGACTCTAGAGGGTATTACCTCTGGCGACAACGACTCTCTATACCAGGTTCTATGGGCTAACTTCGGCACCAAGGTTGCGTTTACCGTCGCACCTAACGGTAACGCTTCACCGTCAGCAGACCAGCCACACTACAAGGGAACTGTCGTATTCGACCAGTTGCCACCGCTATCGCTAACTTCAAACGAGACCGTCAAGTTCTCAGTTGAACTAACCGTAGACAACGCAGTTCACACCCCAGCAAGCCACATCTACTACGGCGTCGAAATCGACACCACCGCTTAGTAATGGCTACCCGGGGCGGCATTGAAGTCATCG